ACTGTAGAACAATTAGTTGATGCTGCTAAAAAAGAAATGAGTTTAGCCGAACTTAAAGCTGCTAAACTTCAAGAAATCGAAGACAAAAAACAAGAACTTGAAGAAATGAAACTTCATTGGAAGTGTTATAAATGTAATGCTGGAGTATTGCAAATTGTAACGTATGCTAATAGAACTGGAAGTTTTTACTTTAGAAAATGTTCTAATAAAGTATGTACTAATAGAACTCTACCTCAACCATATTCAGAAGACGTAAAAGGAATAAAATGTGGCGATACAACAAAGAAGAAATAGAGTGCATTGAATTATTGCTAGATAATAAATATACCATAGCTGAACACATCTCTCAGTACAAAAGAGATGGTAAGATGATGGACGATTTTTTAGCATATTCAAAAACAAATAGCACAGCTAAAGTATTTACAATAAATCATGATGGAGATATTGTAGAAGAGTATGAGGTACCCAAGTCATGGTAATGAGTGTTGTTACTGCATGGATTTTAATGATATTCGGATATTGGTTTTTGTATAAAGAAAACTCTCCAGAGATGGCTATGTTCTTGTTTTCATTTAGTTTCTTTATATTTTTTGTAAAGCTAATAAAATCTATTGAATTTGTTAAGAAAGATTAGTATAGTTATTTAACTATTTTATTTTAAAGGGAGAATGTAATGAGCGAATCATTATTCAGTATATTAAATAAGATTCAAACACCATGGGGTCCATTGGGATATGTTGTATATAAACGAACATACTCTAGAAGATTTAAAGAAGATGATGTAAATTCTCCTACAGAAGAGTATATACATACTGTAGAAAGAGTTGTAAAAGCCTGTAATAAACAATTAAAAGTTGGATTTACAGAAGCAGAAGAAATTGAATTTGCAACAATACTTTTAAAATTAAAAGGAACAGTTGCTGGAAGATTTTTTTGGCAATTAGGCACTAAAACTGTTGATAAATTAGGACTTTTATCTCTACAAAATTGCGCATTCACAGTAATCGATCACCCCATCAGGCCCTTTTGTTGGACGATGGATTCGTTGATGCTCGGAAGTGGAGTAGGATATAACATACAAAGAGAAAATGTATACAAGCTTCCTAAGTTGCAAAAAAAGAAAGTAAAGATAGAAAGACTTGATGAAAATGGTGCAGACTATATTGTACCAGATACTAGAGAAGGCTGGGTTAAGTTACTAGGTAAAGTTCTTAAAGCATATTTCTATTCTGGAGAAGGCTTTACATATGCAACTCATTGCATTAGAGGAAAAGGAACTCCTATCAAAGGATTTGGAGGAACAGCATCTGGTCCTGAGGAACTAGTAATAGGTATGAATAATATTTGTAAAGTTCTCGATAACAGAAGAGGTAAGCAGCTTAGACCAATAGATTGTTTAGATATCATGAACATAATAGGATCTATTGTTGTTGCTGGAAATGTTAGAAGATCTGCTCAAATAGCTATTGGAGATTACGATGATTTAGATTTCTTAAATGCTAAGAATTGGGGAGCAGGTAATATTCCTAATTGGAGAGCAATGAGTAATAACTCTATTATATGTAATGATATTAATAAACTTCCACCACAGTTCTGGGAAGGATATTTAGGTAATGGGGAGCCATACGGACTTATTAATCTTAAACTTGCTCAGTCTATTGGAAGAACTGGAGAAACGCAATATCCAGATCCAGATGTTCAAGGATTTAATCCATGTGCAGAACAGTCTCTTGCTGCATACGAAACTTGTTGTTTAGCAGAACTTCACTTACAAAATATTGAATCTAAAGAAGAGTTATTAAAAGTTGCAACATATCTTTATAGAGTAAATAAACACAGTTTAGCTCTTCCTTGTCATCATCCTGAAACGCAAGAAATTGTTCATAGAAATATGAGAATGGGAATTGGTATTACAGGATACTTAATGGCAACTGATGAGCAAAGAAGTTGGTTAAAAGATACTTATGTTGCTTTAAGAGAATATGATAAACAATATTCAATAGCTCATAACTTTCCTCCTAGTATTAAAATAACTACAGTTAAGCCTAGCGGAACTCTTAGTTTGCTAAGTGGCGCAAGTAGTGGAGCTCACCCAGCATACAGTCATTACTTAATTAGAAGAGTAAGAATGGCAAGTAATATTCCTCTAATAGATGTATGTCGAAAGAATGGATACCCAATTGAGTATGAAAAGAACTTCGACGGTACTGAAAATAGAAATACAGTTATTGTATCATTTCCTTGTGCATTTCCTTTACACACTAAAGTGGCTAAAGATATGACAGCAATAGATCAGTTAGAAGTAGTAAAGAGACTTCAATCGGAATGGTCAGATAATGCTGTATCAGTTACTGTTTATTATCGTAAGGAAGAGTTAGATTCGATCAAAGCGTGGTTAAATGTTAATTATAATGATAACTTAAAGACTGTATCATTCTTATTGCATAGCGATCATGGGTTTGCTCAAGCTCCTTTAGAAGAAATTACTAAAGAACAGTACGACGAATTGACAAAAAATATATTGCCTATTACAGGATTGGATAGTATAGTTGAGGAAAGTGTGTCAGCCGATACGCTTGGATGTGAAAGTGGTGTATGTCCGATCAAATAACCAAATGTCCATTTTGCACTACTCCGTGTAATAACGAGTGGTGCAAATATTGCAATGGAGAAAAAAGAAATGAGAAAACGTTTAATAATTTATCCAATACTATTCATACTTATAGTATTAGCTTTTTCGCTACCTTCCGAATCCTATATAGAAGAGGAATTTCTTCCATATGTAGAATACTTTAATCATGAATATGGTAAGTCTGTTTTTGATATGAATCTCGTAATTAAGTTTGCAGACCTCAAAGGCGCTACTGCTGGAGAATGTCAAAGACTTGTTAGCGTATTGACTAAAAAAACAATAAAGAGAAGAATTTTTATTGATGCGAAAATATGGGATCATCTAGAGGAAATTGAACGCATTAACTTAGTGTTCCATGAATTAGGTCACGCGATTCCTGCTTTATCGCATAATAATGAACTTTTAACGGACAGATGTCCAAAAAGTATAATGTATCCTGAGATAATATCGCCCACTTGTTTAGAATTACATTTCGAAGATTACTTAAAAGAAGTGAACTCGTGGAAAAAATAACAGAAAAAGATATTACCGAGTATTTAAATAAAAAAGTAATATATCGAATATATCATCGAATTTCTAATAAATCTTATATAGGAAAATGTAGCAACGGTTTAAATAGAATTATTGATCATTTAAAGCATTATCATTTAGATAAATGCGAATATAGAGCTAGATTATTATACCGAGCTATAAAAAAATACGGTAAGGATATGTTTTCTTGGGAAATTATAGAAATTTGCAATAACAATGATGTACTCGACGAAAGAGAGAAATACTATATAAACTCATTAAAGACTACAGATCCTACAAAAGGATATAATATAACAGACGGAGGAACTGGAGGAAATACTTGGAAAAATTTATCTGAGGAAGATTTAAAAATTGCAAAGAAAAGACTTTCAGAATCTGGTAAATTAAGTTATTTAAAAAATCCAGAAAGAAAACTTAAATTATCTCTTTGTTTAAAAAAAATTAGAAATTGTCCTGAAAAAAGTTTAAAAAATAGACAAATATCTAGTGAACGATTGAAACTATTAAATAAAACTGATAATAGGTTTAATAAACCTCGCAGTATTTGTGTTAAACATATCGAGACTAACTTAATTTTTTCTTCTTTAAAAGAAGCAGCTAAGCACTTTGGCATACATTATGCTACAGTAAGTACTTCTATTTTAAAAAAGAAATCTAGTAGAAAAGGAACTTTTGTTTTATTAAAAGACATAGATTAAACTTTAAGGAGAAAATAATATGAGCTTTAAAAACTTCGCACCATTCATCGATCCTATTGACCGAGTATCTGACAAACCTAGCCACCAAGAGAAAGGTATTACAGACAACGGACTTCTCTTTACAGGAGAAGCTGCTCTTCTACTTGCAGAACTAAGCGAATTGACATACCCACAAAAAGAATTTATGTCATCAATGCTTACTCA